TCGACCACTGGATATTCTCCAGCATAGGTTACGAGCTTCGGCCTAGCGAAACCAACAATCTCCTTGCCAATATAGCGACGCTTTACCATCACCATTCCGCCGTTGCGTTGATCTCCATCTCCGGACGTGTTGCCCTCAATACAGAGAACGCTTGTTGTGCCAACCTTGACAACGATTCCGATGTGACTGATGCGATCAATGCCATCGTGTGGAAAGTCCATGAAGCATAGATCTCCAAGTTGCGGCTTATCTTCAATCCATCGGCCAAGCTCTTTCATCTTATGAGCTCCGGCAGCCGTTGAAACCATTGATGGAATCTTGACGCCGGCAATGTGAAAGACCCAGTTGCAGAAGGATCCGCACCAGGGCAATCCATCGGCCTTTGTAAATTTGCCGTACTTGGTCAGATTCTCGCCAGTCTCGACTGTGCCGACTTCAGCAAGTGCGACTTCAATAATCCGAGCAGCAGTACCTTCTGGATACATTAAAGACCAAGTGCCTTCAAGTCATCAAAAGTCAGCCCAAGTGCTTCAAGTTTTGCCTGTGCTTTGGCTTTGTCAGATTCCGCTTTTGCAGCTCTTTCGGCTTTTGCAGCAAGTTCCAATTCGTCCAATTTAAGTTGAGCCAATTCTTCGGCGTTCATTTCGCGTTCAATGATTTCGCCTGTTTCGGTGTTATGTATTTTGATCATAGGTGTTTTCATTATTTGACTCCATAAAGAATATAGTCACCGCTGGCTAAGTTTCCTGAGCCAGATAACATTGTAATTGAACTGATTGCTGCCGTTCCACTAGTTATACCAAATTGATGTATGGCGTTGATATTTGTAGCAGTTGCAGGATTTTGCACGGACATAAAATCCCAAAACTTACGAGTGACCGCGTTTGTGTAATCATAGAAAGTTATTACGTGCAAAGCATCTGAACTTGAACCTTTTTGGCCTGATTCACCAACATCTACTTGTGTTTCATTAAATGAAGTATTGGCTTCGCTAGTTCCAGTAACTCTACGATAAGAAGTTGTGCTGACGCCATTTACTCTTATTGTCAAATTGTTTTGAGTTGTTGATGGAGTGAAGTTTCTGACAACAAGTTGAAGATTGTTGTAACTAGATGAAATTGAACTTAGTACGACGGAAGCGCCAGATAGTGACCCACTTGCTAGCACAGTCATTCCACCACCTGTTGATGGTGTAGCCCATTTGAGTCCGGTCGCGGCGGTTGAGTCAGCAGTAAGAACTTGATTATTTGATCCAACCGCTAGACGTGCGTCAGTTGTCGAATAAGTCCAGACATCGCCTTTTGTTGTCAATGGAGATGTCAGAGCAGTTGTCCACTTGAGTCCAGTTGCCGCAGTTGAGTCTGCTGCCAATATTTGACCATTTGTGCCTACTGCTAAACGTGCATAAGTTCCCGAACCAGTGGCCGGTACTAAATCGCCTTTAGTTGTCATTGTAGTTGCCATGTCATTTGTGACTGTAACCGCGCCAGAAGTTCCACCACCAGATATTCCAGTTCCAGCAGTAACCGCAGTGATGTCACCAACATCGTTAGTAATCCATGTAAAGGCCATGTCGGTTGCACTTGTCTTGGACAAGATTTGACCAGTTGTTCCGCCTTTTAATTGCGCCATCGATGTATCGACGGCCTGTCCGAATGTGTTGAAATCAGCCGGAAGATTCGTGACGAGACTTGTACTCGTCGGCATCACCCAGCCGAAGTTTGTTGTTGGATTTGCCATTGTTTCTCCTTAGTTCACGACTAGCGCGTCCGCGTAGTCAAGTGTAGGGCTGAGTGTGTTGAAAGTTTCGGCGACATTCACATCTCGCCATTCCATCGCTTGGAGTGAGAATGGCAGTGGCGAGACAAGAAGAGTCACTGAGAGTTCATTGAAAGAGGCTTGGAATCGCCAGCCTTCGACGAAGCCCAAGAAGTTTCCAGATTGCATATTGGCCGGAAGATTAGCTAGTGAAATCGGCTGACCCATAAACACATTGATAAGAGCGTCACGATCTGCATCATCGACTTCTGGATTCGTCAATGCGAAAGTGATGGATTCTAGGAATGCCTGTGGCTGGGCTCGAAGTGTCAAATAGAAATCGGCTTGGTCATTAGCATCGGCTGCGTGTTCCAGTGATGTCGTAATCTGTTGAGCCAGCTTGCCATAGAGTGCGATTGAAGCTGCGTCAGTTGCCGTCTCTGTTCCAGACTTCCAGACGATAGAGACATCGTTGCGAATATCTCCGGCTTTAGTCTGAATCTTAATTCCACGACCTAGAGCTTGATTGGCATCTAAATCCGTGTAGCCGTTTGTAGCTAAATAAATCGATCTATGATCTGCCGAAGCATAGGAAATCTGACCTTGAGCGTTTTCGTAAATATAACCAAGTCCAGAAGTAGCAAGGTCGGCCACCAGATTCCAAGTAATTATCTGATTAGAACCGCGAGCTGCTAATTCATAACTGCCTGGACGATCTATCTCACCAAGCCCCGTATTTTCTGCCGTTGCCCACGTTGTCGTTGCCGGCGTGTAATTCGCCCAAGTTATAGCTGCTGGAACCTCGCCCCAGTTATTAACCAGTAAATCTTCTAGGATTGTATAAATCTGATCGCCGTCGAAATCCTTAGATAAGACGCCATTTGTGAGAACCTTTTGAAGCCTTGCAAGGGCTCCTAGAGCCGTGATTGTGACTTCCTGAGTGATTGCCACTGAGCCAGTCTGTGAAATTGTCACGGCCACGTCCACAATGCTTCCGCCAAAGATTGGCACGAATGTGCCGGCAGTGTCTTTGACTTGGATTGATACCGCGTCATTGATTTCGGCAGTAATTGCAGCAAGATTAAGATTGATGAGATTGATTGTGCAATAGCCGGCTTGAGCCTGTTCGTAGATATTAGATCGCCCTGATGAAATTGAAAGATTAGCTAGAACGACGTCAGTGTATTCAACGCCTTGAATAGTTACTTTCCAGACTGGAGCCCACTGTGTCATTAGATTGCCTGAAGTGCGCCGGCTCCGCCAGTGCCACGATAGAACGAATCATTGAGCACGCTGATGATTGTGCGAGCAGTGCCTTCGGCATCGATTGCGCCATTTACTGTGAGATTGATTCGAGCAGCGTTCTGAGAATCCGTAAATCCTCCGCCGCCCATAGCAGCTAAACGAGCCGCATTCTGTGAATCGGTAAAGCCTCCACCTGCTGCTGCTGCAACCTTGATTGCGCCGGCTGCTGCTGATGCAATACCACCACCGCCGCCGCCTCCGCCACCGCCTCCTCCGCCTCCGCCCATAGAAGGAACGACTGCTTGCGATGATAATCCACCGCCGCGAATTGCACCTGGCGCGCCTGTCGTAGCGAATGATTGTCCGCTAATTTTTGACTCTATAAGACTGCGCGTTTCAGAAGCAGACAAGCCCCATTTACTTGGATCAGTGATTACACCTAATAGACCTAAAGTAAACGACGCAAACTTAACAACCTTATCCAAAGCAGCAATGATTGTATTAAGCCAACCAATCATTTTTCCTAAGCCAGAGCTTTGACCTGTATTTGCTTCGCTATTAAACACGCCAAACATTTTACTTAATGACGTTGTAAGACCTTTGACTGTCTCTCCGAAACCAAATGCAGCCGTTTCAGTTGTTGTCATTCCGTCTTTCAATTTTCCTTTACCACTAAATCCTAAAGCAAAAGCATTAAAAGCTGGAAGGACGTTGTCGTTGATGTAATCGATTAATGAAGTAATCATTGGCAATAAACCTTGACCAATAGTTTCTTTTGCTTCATCGAAACTGACTTTTAAGATTGCAATTTTGCCTTCATAAGTCTCTGCATTCGCAGCAGCAGCTCCACCGAATAAATCTGTCAATTTTTGCTGAACGTCTGTGAACGACATTGTTTTAAGCTCTGCTGCGGATAATCCAATTCCTAGCTTGCCTAGAGCTGCCGTATTGCCGTCGTAGGCTTTTCCGATTGCATTGGCAACAGTCTCCAATGGCTTTCCAGTTGCCGTAGCAACATCAAGAGCAACAGTAAGAAGATCTTGTGCCTTGCTAATGTCTCCAGTTGAAATTGCTAGTCGCTGCAACGCTGGACGAAGCTTGTCATCTGCGACACCAGTCGCCAAAGACATTTTTAGAATAGATCCTTCAGTCGCTGCAATTTGTGCATTAGTTGCACCAGTGGCATTTTCTAAAGCAAGAGCCAGTTTATTTTGTGACGCTTCATCTTCAATCGCAGCCTTGACTCCATCAATTCCGATTTTAATTGCATAAGCTCCAGCAGCAGCTCCGGCTGCGGCGAATGCCAGCCCTGCTTTTTTGCCAAAGTCAAGCATTTTTGTTGAGGAGCTATCGACGTCAGTATTGGCTGCATTGAGCGATTTTTTAAGTTGATCTACATCAGCAAGAATCGAGAGCTTGAGTGTGCGCGATTGTCCGGCCATTTACCACTCCTTCAAGATTCGGTCAAAAGCATTTTCCCACTTGTCAATGATGTCTGGCTGGATTTCGCGTAGTGTCGGATAAATAAACCAGCCT